ATTAGACTACGAGCCAGGTGCGATCAACGTACCAGGAACAGAATCACACTTTGATAATCTAGCAGAACTTTTACCTGACGATGTATTAGAGCCAATCGGAAACGAGATGACTCAAAACTACATGGATTATAAGGCATCCAGAAAAGATTGGGAACAGGGCTATATACAAGGTTTAGATTTACTTGGTTTTAAATACGAAAATAGAACAGAACCATTTCAAGGAGCTTCAGGTGCAACTCACCCTGTAATGGCAGAGGCCGTTACACAATTTCAGGCACAGGCATACAAAGAATTATTACCAGCAGACGGACCGGTAAGAACACAGGTCATAGGTGTAAAAAATCCACAGACAGAACAACAGGCGACACGTGTAAAAGATTTCATGAACTATCTGATTATGGATCAGATGAAAGAGTACGAGGCAGAGTTTGATTCGATGTTATTTCATCTACCACTTGCAGGTTCTACATTTAAAAAAGTTTATTATGATATAACCATGGGAAGAGCTGTATCTAAATTTGTTCCAGCAGATGAATTAATCGTTCCGTATACAGCTACTTCATTAAATGATGCAGAGGCTATCATTCACACAATAAAAATATCTGAAAACGAATTAAGAAAACAACAAGTTAGTGGTTTTTATAGAGATGTAGAATTAGGTCCACCAGGCACAGATACAAATAACGAACTTGCAAAAAAAGAACGTGATCTTGAAGGTAGTAAAAAAACTGGAAAGAACGAACCAATATATACTCTTTTAGAGTGTCACGTAAATTTAGATTTAGAAGGTTTTGAGGAGGTTGATGGACAAGGTCAACCGACTGGAATAAAATTACCCTACATCGTAACTGTTGAAGAAGGTAATAGGAAAGTTCTTTCTATCAGAAGGAACTATGCGCCCAATGATCTAAAGAAACGTAAGATCCAATATTTTGTCCACTTCAAGTTTCTGCCAGGACTAGGATTTTATGG